ATCTTTATCGAGAATCAGCTGTTGCTCCGACGAGAGAAACTGATCGCAGACAACCTGTTCAAAACAGGGGTTTGGGCGACCGACTACACACCAGGTACGAAGTGGAGCGCGTCCAGCTCAACCCCATTTGAGGACATGCGCGTCGGCTGTCGTACGATCCAGGCCGCGACCGGCTTTTGGCCGACCGACCTCGTTCTCGGTGCAGATACATGGGATACATTACTCGACCACCCGGACACCATCGAAAGAATTTCTGGCGGGGCGCGTCCTGGGGAGCCAGCCATTGTCACCGCTGAACAGATCGCAGCCGTGCTTGAACTCAAGCGCGTCACGGTCGCCGGGGTCACTTATAATTCTGCGTCGGCAGGATCCGCGGCAACGATGGTTCCCGTCTACGATACAAACGACGCGTTGCTTGTGTATCGTCCGGACTCGGCCGAGGAGTTCACGCCAAGCGCCGCCTACACGTTCGTGTGGGAGGAGTTCGACGGTGTCAGCAACGGAGCCGCGGCAATTCGCACTTGGCAAAGCGACGATCCGCTAGGTGAATATTTTTACGGGTCGCTTTCGCTAGACCCAAAACTCACAGCAACTGAGGCTGGGTACTACTTCGACGAAGCCACCAGCTAGAAAGTTATTTTCATAACCACAAACTGAAAGGCGGGCACAATGCCATTTGAGGCAAGAAAGAACATGAAATACGGTCCGGGGCGTTATCCCATCCAGCTAGTGGAGGGCGACGAGGTCCCGGCACCGGTCAAGAAATCGTTGCTTAAGAAGGGCCGCGTTGCCGAGGTCTCAATGTACTCGGGTCGGTCATGGGCGTCTCAGGTTGCGGTCAGGGATGCGAAAGAAGACGCGATCATCAATGCCATGGATCCGGGTTCGGACAGGGACAAGGCGATCAAGTCGATGGCGCGGAACTTTCCTCTAACGCCCCCTTTGACTCGTGAGAGTAATTTGGTAGCGGGCAAGCCGGTAGCGGAACCCGAGCTGCCCGCTGCGGTGGAAGCGCCGGCCCCCGCGATTATTGACGAGGACCCGACGCCAGCGCCAGTCAAGCGAATCATTAAGCCGAGGACCAAGAAGGTACTGCGGCGGAAAGGTTAAACCGCCGTGGCGTTCACTTGGACAGGCGCGCTCGATACCAACCTAGCGATCGTTCGGCATCATACCGGTGACATCGTGTCGACCGATCCGTTGCTGACTGATGCCCAGGTCAATTACGAGCTCAGCCAAGCCGGTGACGATGTCATAGCGGCCACCGACAAGTGTTTTCGCCGTATCCTCGCAAGCCCAACCGTTGCCCGAGCCATTGACCGAAACGGTACCGGCTTCAGCGCGTCACGGTCTCAGCGTTTTGCTCATATGAAAGAAGCGTATGAGATGTTCAAGGAAGAGTACGCGGCAATGGTGCCGGGTGCCGAATGGAGTGAACACAGCATAAGCGACGCGAATAGTATCGAAAGCGACTCTGACTTCAGACGGCCCACCTTCTCGATCGGCATGGACGACTATGACTGATCTCCGCGCAGAGTTCGATCGGGACGTTAGTGAGGATATGAATCGTATCGCTGGGCATGCGCGTGACTCGTTGACTCGTGGTGTCTTGTTCGGCGCCGAGATCGCAGCCGGCGAGATCCGAAGAGAGATCGCGTCAACGTTCCAGCAATGGACTGGGAAAATGGGCCGTTCGTTTCGGGCTACGTTACTCGAGCGAGACGGCAACAAGATCGCAGCCGGAGCGCTGTCGGATCTAGTGTACGCCGAGAAGCAATGGCGCGGTGGCATCATCAAACCGAAGCGAGCCAAGGCGTTGGCTATTCCATTCTCGGATAGAGCCAAGACTATCTCCCGTCGTGGTTCTGGTCCTCGCATGTTCCCGACTCCGCTCGAACTCATTTGGCCGAAGTCGAGACGAACCGGGCTGCTAGTCGAGCGCACTCGTAACAAGTCAATCCTGCATTATATCTTAGCCAAAAAGGTCTACATCAAACCGAAACCGTACCTTGAGCGAGCCATGACTAGGGCCGAGCCTCAGATACTTGAAGCTTTGGGCGATACGGTCCAGACGTCGATCAACGACAGTGAGCGGGAATAATGGGCACTCCTGCACGCACGTCGATCATTCTCGGCATCCAGACCGCGCTGAATACGATCAGTATTGCCAACTCGTACAATACAGACGTGGTAACGGTCGATCCATTTCTTAGAACTCGTGACGATGTTGATCCGGGACTACGGCCCTACCTGGCGTTCGGTCTCGGTCGCGAAACGTTCGAACATCAGTCGTTTCGCAATGCGCGGATACAGGCACCGCTCGTTATCGTGGGCTACATCTCAACCGACGACTGGACCGCGGCCAGTTCTGAGATCAACCTGCTAGTCGATGATGTAATAGCGCTGATCAACTCAGATCCTACGTTTGGCGGCAATGCCGTAAGCACGAAGCTCGACGGACTAGAAACAGATGAGGCCGATCCCGACAGGGCATCCACGACAGGCTGGGGCTGCGCGTTCGTCATGGAATGCACACTAACCTTCTTCCGAGACACAACAGCGAGTTGAATATGTTATTGAGATACACAGGTAAGACAGGAAACAGACGCGTCAACGGTAAGCGACTGAGCCAAGGGGTAGAGATAGACATCCCCGACGCCGATGCTGAACAATTGTTGACGATGTGGGACTTTGAGCGGGCCGAACCTGAGATCGTAAAAAAGACGAGACGGTCTCGAGCCAAGAAGGAGTAGGTTATGGGCCTGCAAGCAAATCAAGCGCACGTTTTAGGGCGTGATCAGAAGTTCTACGTAGGGGCCGAGTCTACGCCGGGGACATTTCTGAAGGCGGCAACGAGTCAATCGTGCAATTGCCTATCGTCCAGCTTCGTCCCGAACGTGAACCGTACCGATCGACTCGACTCGTACCAAGCGACCCGTAGCGTTATCGAACGCATCACAGGACGCGAGGAACACACGTGGAGCTACGAGGGCTATTGGGTTCCTTCGGGCACGAAAAACACCCCCGTCGATCTCGATCCATTCCTGGAATCAGTCATGGGGGTTACCACGACAAATGCTAACGATGTCACATATAGCCTGAACAGCGCTCAGGCGATGACAACCTTGAGTATGACCCGACACTTCAACGAGATCTTCCAAGAGGCACTCTCAGGCGCGTGGGTCGAGGAGATGAAGCTGACCCTCGGCGGTGACGAGCCCAAGATCTCGTTCTCTGGTGGCGCCATGAGTTACGCCCACACGGGCTACGGCACACTCGATGCTGCAATGGGAGCCTCAACCACGACCATGGTTATGCAGGCGGCTGAAAAGAATATATTCATGACGAACCCGAGCGCGGTCGGTGGAGCCGGAGCCGGAGCCCGATCCGTGGTTCAGATCACAGACGGAGTCGATACGGATACAGACGTAGAGGTAACGGTAGACACGGCGCGTCCGTCGTTCACCACCACGGCCATAGGCGCGGCCGAGCAAGCCGATGATGCTGACGTCACGCCATACGTTCCGACCCATACCGATGCAGGTTCGCCCATTGACGGGTCCATTATCGGCACATTCACATTTGACAGCTTTACCGCGGTGGTGACCGGGTTCGAGCTCACCCTCAAGAACAACATCAAAGAGTTGAACGATCAGGCGTGGACACCACGCACGACCGACGTCATCCCCGGGTTCAGGGACGTCTCGGGCTCGATGACGATGCGAGTGCGGCAAGATCACATCGTGCACATCATGAACCGGATCGAGTTCGCGACCAGAGCTATAGCGTTGGCGGTCGGTGGCGCGGCTCAGTCTGGTACCCGGCTGGAAGTGTCAGTGCCGACGGTCGAGGTATTGTGGTCGGAAGTGCAGGCGCCAGTTAGCGAGGAAGCGACTATCTCGCTTCAATGGAAGGCTTTGGGCTCTAGTGGCAACGACGAATTCACACTCAAACACACGTAGGAACTGAAAGGCGGGCAATTATGGCTAGACACTTTCAACGGATCGAGGACTGGGAAGAATGGGTGCCGCCAGTCGACAAGGAACGGGAGCTATTCGCGAACGGCGAGGAATCGATCGTCATGGAGATCCATCACCTATCCAAGGAGCAGAAGGATCGCTACCAACGCCTCGAGGATAAGTTTAAGCGGCAAGGCATGACCGTGACCACGTCGGACAGGAAAGCGGTCTCCCAGATATTCGAAGACAACGTGCGGAACGTGCAAGGTTACAGTGTTGATGGCAACCCGATCGAGACTGGCGAAGATCTGTACGCCCGCGGTGATGATGACGTGATCCTCGAAGTGGTCAAGGCACTCTACGGCAGAGCGGCCCTGGATGGTGGCCTAACAAAAAAATTGAGGTCGGGGTTAGATACTACGTACTCGCATCAGATAGTGAGCGCGCCTGGCGATGCTCGTGGTGTGACGACAGCATCAGCCCCGATCACATTGGAGGAGCCAGCGAGAAAGATCCCGAGTTGCGCATAAGCGACGCAGTAAAGCGGAAGAGACGTGGCTGCGATGAGGACTCGGACAACCTTAACTTGAGCTGGGCGCCAGATCTGAAACGGTGCCCGAAGCGGATCATAAGCGGAGAAGTCAACGAGTGTATGCAATGGTGGAGCGACTGGCGGATGTTTAAAACGCTACCTTGGCCCGGGTCTGATATCAAAGAGCAGCCCGCTTTCGTGTACGATGCGATCGTGCTGTGTGAACGAGCGTATGACGAAGCGGTGAAGGAGTTACAGGATCGTGCCTGAAGTTGGGATCATAATTAGCGCAAACGATCGGGCAACGAGCGTCATGCGTACAATCGGCACCGTTGGGCAGAACTCACTCGAGGGTATTCGCGGCGCCGCTAACCGGGCTGGCGATGCGTTTGCCGCGTTCGGTGATGCTGCGACTCGGATCAATCAGGCTATGGAGCTTGGCAAGAAGGCGGTCGAGATCTTCCGTGCGGTCGTAGCCGATACCGTTGCCGTCTCGTTGGAATTTCGGCGGGCCAACGATCCCGCGTCTAAGTCGATCCGGGATATGGCTCGGGACGTTCAGGTGTTACGCGCGCGAATGGGCGACGTTATGATCCCGATCCTTGTCGGGGTCGCCGAGGGTACCAATAGCATCACGCGCCAGATCTCAGACCTGATCGTTGAGAACCGCGTACTGATAGGAACCAAGCTAACCGAGTGGATGGCCGACCTTGCCCGGATCTTGGTTGTGGGCGTGGCTGCGGGGTTCACTGTCGTGAGCAAGGCCGTGACTGGAGTCCTGGAGGTCGTGGCGTTGGTTCGTGCTGGGTTCGAGAAGTTCTACAGCTTCGTACTTAAGGGGACTTCGTCCTTAACCAGCGCTTTTGCGGATCTGGCCGGAGTATTCAATGATGACATGGCGAACGCTTTACGTTCAGCGTCCACGGCTCAACAGGAATTCGCCGACGTGCTATCTGAGTCGGGCGACAAAAACTTGGCAAAAGTTAGCGAACTCGTCGCGGCTCAGGAGGCCCGGGAAGAAGGGATCAGGAGTCTTAAGGCTACCGTGCTGGATGTTATCGATCGCACCGAAGTAGCTGCGCTCGAGAAGGTGCGTCAGTCAACAGTTGGTCTTGGTCGAACCAGGGAAGATCTCGACGCGGCAAAGGAGGCGAGGGAGGCGCGAGCTGAGGAAATATTCCTTCGACAAATGGGGCGCATAAGCAGAGAACGCGCCGCTGTCGAGATGAACACTCAATTGCAGTTAGACCTCGCCGCCAAGCTCGAAGCCGAGCAAGCCGTATCGCTGCAACGACGCAATGATCTAACTCAGCAAGTCGCATCCGCAACGGTTGATGCATGGGGGGCGGCTGCGGGTCAGATCATCAGCGGAAACCAACGAGCCAACGAAGCGATCCGCGCTGCGGTCGTGAACACGGCAGAGAAAACAATCATGGCTGCGGCTGCGTCTGGTGCAGCGCAAGCCGCGTTCTCCCAGGCCGGGATCCCGATCATCGGTCCGATCCTGGCAACGACTGCGGCCGGCGTGATGTTCGCGTTCATTCGTAAGTATATGACCGAGTTTCAGTTCGGTGGCGTCGTGAAAGGCAGCGTACCTGGTAAGGACAGTGTGCCAGCCTTACTCACGCCCGGCGAACGCGTCTTGACTCAACGTGAACGAGCGGAATACGAGGGCCGCGCGCCTTCGGGAGGATCCAAGTCCGTCAACGTAAGCATACAGGCACCGATCCAGGATCCGAACCAAATGTCGAAGGAGCAAATTAAACGGTGGTTCCTGAACGTCGCCCCGGTCATTGAGGAAGTGGTGAGCGATGGCTTGGCGTTCCGTGACTTCGCGAGGTCTGGTTAGATGGCTATAGGTGCAGGCGTCAGCATAGGCGCAACGGACATTGCGTCAAGGGCAGATGACAAGCCGATCCTTATGGGCCGCAATTGGCTCAAGGAAGCAACGGCTGAGTGGTGGAACGAAGAAGGTACGTTTCTCGATGGTGACGCGGAAGAGTCTGCTACTGGCTGACCTGGTATCTAATGTTCAACCTCGGGACCGAGGTAGGTGTTATCGACTCGGTGGCCATACTCAACCACAACCTAAACACGGTAGGCGGGATGGTTCGCGTTGAGATGGCCGACGATAACGCGTTCACGGTCAACCTGAAAACGTGCGAGGTTCAGACGCCGGCAACGAACAAGCGTATGGTGTTTCTGGATCTCGACGACACGGCCAACGCAGCGATCACCGCCTTTGCCAATGCTGGCGGCGGTCAGGTTACGGTTACGGCTGCGGGTCACGGACTCAGCACAAACGACGCTGTCACTATCCAGGGGACGACCAGCTACAACGGAACGTTTACGGCCACGAACATCGTAGGTAACGACTTTGAGATAACGGACGGTTGGGTGGCCAACGACGCAACGGGCTGGACTCACAACGACACGGACGGGGGGCAACTTCGCTACTCGAGCGTTCGGTATGTCCGGTTAGCCATCACTCTATTGACCGACGTCCCGACGATCGGAGAAGTCGTGTTCTCTCGCCGCCGCCAACTCAAGCACAAACCGCAAGGCGCCTGGGACAAGAACAACCTGCAAACGAACGCATCACGATCCGAGTCCGCGTCCGGAGTCATTACCGACTATGTGTTTAATAAGAAACGCCGCAAGGTCTCAGCACTATTCACTGCGCACGAGGACGCCTACATCAATGATCTCGTAACGTTCTTCGAGGATGACATCGATGGCGGCTATATGCCGTTTCTGTTGATCGACGATCCCGGTACGTCCCCGACAGACGCTAACTGGCTAAAGTACACCAGTCCCGAGCAGACATCGACACTGATAGGCTACACGCAACGAGAATTCCCAATAGTGGCACTTGAACACGGCCCTAACTTTCTCAAGCTGGAGTCGTAATGCGATCGTTGAGTCAGAACTGGCTTGACGCGATGGTGGTCTCAACGCCTGAGATCCGCTTCCTTGCCGAGCTCCATGTTGCGACTACGACCAGCTACAAGTTCTTGTCTGGGCCATGCACTCAAATAGTTGAGCCCGAGTCGATCTTGGACATTGCCCCAGTCTCACGATCGATCGATCCGGTGACTCGTGCTGTGTCCGTTCAGGCGTTGACCATCAGACTGGCACGTGACGAGCTCACGGAATACATCATCAAGACGTACGGAGTCGTCGGCGGTCGGCTCGAGTTGCTTTTAGGCGCTCGGGAGATGGCCGAAGTCGTTTACGAGAACGCGGGTGTTTATTTGGTGGAGTCTCCCAGGATCGGGAACGAATACATCTCGCTTCCGTGCGTCACGTCCGACGGTAAGCTCTCGTTTACGAAAGTAACCGGTTACTGGTTAGGGATGCACCCGCTAGAGATCATCGCTGATATCGCAGACAAGGCCGGGATCCCTGCTGCACTTATAGACGGTACGAGTTTCGACCCGACGCAATATGGGGCGTCGATCAGTCACTTCAACCTATCGCGCGCAAACGTGACCGGTATGGCTGACAGTCTGTCGGTAAGCGAGCCGACGATCGCACGCGTACTCGTGGATCAACTCGCTATGTTGTTGGATGGTAGCGTAGTCGCTGACGAGGACGGAGTGTTACAATTCAAGCGGTTCGATAGCTCGGCTTCGACTGTTGCTGACCTGACAGACGACGACTTCAGTGACGACTTGGACATAGAGCCGATCTACAAAAACATGATCAACAGCGTTACGGTCTCGAGTCATCCTGTAACGGTTCCCGGTATTCAAGAGGAGATGGCTGGAGAACTCGAATTCACGCACGAGGACGCGAATAGCCAAGCGAACTATGGAACCATTGTCCCGAGTGGGGCCACGATTGACAACGTGCGCCCGTATAAATACGAGTCGTCCTGGATCAACGCACACGCCAGTCTCGATACGAGTATCGCGTCATCCGGCACAGGGATGACGTTTGACATCGTTGGCTTCGAGGCTCATTCGTTCTGCGGCGCTCGTTGGCCCGGGTTTCCCGCTGGGGCTCAGCCAGCAACGGCCGCGATCAGTGCTGCTCGTCCGGCATACCTCAAGATCGACGACGAGATCATTCGTTGCGAGTCGGCGACGGTTTCGAGTGCGGCCAGACGCAACCTTGCGTTACCCGAACCGCGAGCAGGTTTGCCAAAGAGTGTTGTTGCCTCGGGTATCGTCGTCGTCAACTCCGTAGAATTCACGGTAGCCGCGCGGGCTCAATTCGGTACGGCCATGGTCGGGCATACCGCGTCGAGCATCAACAGCATCACGTTCGTCTACGACGTGACGATCCAGCAAGCCCTAGCCGACGCCAAGATCAACCGGTTCTCGAACGGTGGCCCGACGATCAAGGTGCGAGTGAGTTTGCAACACTTCGCACTCGAGATCGGGGACCTGGTTACGCTGACGACCGATCGCTTCATTACTCTGAACGACGATAGCCTTACGACAGCAACGAAGCTGGAAGTCGTTGGGCGTCAATTGGACCTGTACGGGAGTACGCCTGGGATCTGGCTAACCTTGTCATGGGCAACGAAAGCGGGGCCGCCAGCCGTTTCTGATAGCTATGGATTCAACCAGAACGCGACCAACAACATCGATCGCCAGCTTAGGGACGGGGCAATGTTAGCCGACGCGACACAATGTCATATCTCGTCCGGGTTTGGGCTGACTGGCACAGGGGGCTTCGGCGCTGACCTGGATCCTGGCGTGGCGTCGAGTATCACCACGCGCAACGGGTCGTCTGAAACTATCTCATTTACGTACACGGCCAGCAAAGACACGTATATGCAGTGGGACCTGACTACGGCGTCGGTTGACATTATCGAGACTGCGCTGGCTGCCGGAGCGCCTTCGTTGCTGAGCCATCAGATCCCGCTCTGGAAAGTGGTCACCGATGGGGCCGGTGTTACGGGGACAACCGATCGCAGGGTGACCGAGTCGTTCAACGGCGAGAACATCATCGACGATACGATTGACACAACCCAGATCGCGGCCGACGCGGTAACGACGACGGAGATACTTGATGAGACGATCCAGGCGCTCAATGTTGCTGATGGAACGATCGGTATCGCCAATCTTGATCTTCAACAGGAAATTGGGCCTTCTGTTATTTTCAACGGCCATCTCGGCATGTTCACTAGAGGCTGATTTATTCGAAATGAGTACCTATCCACCAGATGGTTTTTCTACGACTCCAGCCGGTTATTGGCCCGACAATTTCGCGTACAACACGGCGATAACAAACCTGATCGGCAATGGATGCGTTGAGTTTAAAGACACGACGCCGATCGAAAATCCACAACTCCGCACGACTAAACTTTTCCCCGTGGAGGAAGGACAGCCGTATTTAGTCAAGGTACTGTTGCAGGCGTCTAGCATTGCGGGCGGCAATACCGCCCAAGTGAGCATCAGATGGTATACAGGCGCAGGCGTGTACATTAGTCGCACCGACATCTACGCGGCTGCGGTCCTTCCATCTGCTGACGTGTGGCACGTGATAGGAGGGATCGCGGATGCTGTAGCCAACGCCCGATACGGAAGAGTGGTTATATCGAAGTCAAACACCGCGTTTACTTTGTATTTTGACTACCTTGATATGGCCAGGATGCCGGTTGCGTTTTGGGCGTATGATAACACCGGGACGAGCCTAAACGTAGGCACGACGCTGGTCGCACTCGATGCCGAAATCTACGACTATGGGTCTAGCTTCGACGCCGCAGGCACTAACCTCTTTACCGCCCCCTCTGCCGGAATTTACTCCTTCACTGGCGGGATCAGTTGTACGATATCCGCAACTGATCATCTTGGTGCTGGTTTGAATATAAATACAGGCGCGTACTTCATCACGGGCAACGACTCGTACGCGGGGACCATAACTGCAATGTCTGTGCAGGTTTCGGCCGCCGGGATCTACCTTTCCCGCGGTGACACTGTTGGCCTTGTGGGGTTACTTAGCGGCGCCGGGGCGCACGCCGTTTCGACAGGCAAAGGGACAACATTTCTCATGGGCGCCAAAGTCGAATAGCCACGACTCGAGTTATTTGCTACAAGAACCACAGCGGGCACTGAGGTTGAAACGATGAAGAAGCTAGGACTGCTCGCTATTGTTCTCTTGCTCCCGTTGTCGGCTAGTACCGCAACCGGGCCGTTACATCTCACGATCAGTTACGACAAGCCGACCGAGAAGATCGTCAACGCCAACCTGGGCTCGGCTTCGAACTCGTTCACGATCGCAACTGACCGAGCAAAGGGGCTAGGGTTGATCACTGTATGGATCAGTCTCGCGGATGCCAACGATTCAACCACGGCTCTCAATATGAGTTGCGCCGGTCAGCACACGTCGGGGAAGTGGTCCTACACGCTACAATCTTGTTCCATGGCGGCCGGAATCTGCACCAGCACCAACGCGAGCTGGACCAAGGACCCGAGCGGGATCACATCGCCGAAGCGGTTCGTGTGGCGCGTGAACTCTGAGGGCGTGCCTAATTTAACTTGTACTCTGACAGACGCCGGGGGCGCTGCGGCTGACATCCTGCACGTTTCAGTTACCGGTTCGACCAAGGGTGGATCATGAAAATTATCTATTGGATCAGTGGAGTCGCCGCAGTCGTTGGCGTCGCGTTGACTACCTTACTCGCGGGCGCTTCGGTTGGCTACGCGATTTGTATCGTCCGTGGCCCGGAGATCGTCTTGTCGTCCGGAGAGAAGCAAGAGCTCGCGGCTAGTGTCCTGAGCGCGTTCCCGAGCGCCGACGCGAGCATGGTACAGAGGTACTACACCTCGCGGTCGTACCAGATACCGGACGATCCTAAGACAGTCGGCGTTATCGAAACGAACGAGTGCCGATCTGGCGGTGTATACGAAACAACCCAGACAGAGGAAACGTTTACGGCCGATGACGGGAATGGGAGAGTGGTCGAGTTTCTGAGCGCCGCGGGTGGCAATGTGACCTACGACAAGAGGGCGCCGAATAAAAAGATGGACGGAGTAAGCAAGGATGTGCATGCCACGTTTATCTACTCAGCATTCTCCAAGGACGTTGACGAGATGATCGACTTCACTTGCTGGCGCACGGCTCGTGGTGAAGGCGAGATCAGATGCTTTGATACCTATGTCGACTCGCTGTCGCCGGCCGATTACGTAGCCGCGATCCAGAACAAGACGATGCTCA